CTGGGTCCTTCGTAAATTGCCGTATAAAGACCTCTACGCCTTAAAGCGGAATTAACAATTGTATTAAATACACCCATCATACAATTTGCCCTGGGAATTGGAATGTCATAACCTTTCTTATTTAGAACAGCAGCAGCCACCATTGGACACATATCATCTGCTTCTTCGAGTGGTAGAGGTTCAGTTCCGATCTTCTCCATTATCTTAATCAAATGAAACTTTCACGGTTATGTCATGGCGGGAAAGGGAGTTTGTAGCAGAGTTAGATAGTTCATGGCGCTTTCTACGAGTGTCTTTGTCTGTTGTATCCTTCAACTCTTGAAGACGAGATTCCATGTCTGCATGAACGGCCTCACGATGAACTTCCAGGTACTTTATGATTTCGTCCGAGAGAACCCACTCGAAAAAGTTTAGCTGGCCGACTGTTGTATCCAAGCCCTTGAACTTGATTCGCTTGCACCGGCAGAACGGATCGAACATCTTCTTGCTGTAAGCTTTGAGATGGCTCTTGTATGATAGATACACGATCACATAGGTCTGCTTTGTCGTCATGAATGCTACATTGAACTTCTTTGCATAGTTCGTCACGAACCAGTCGATGATTCTTAAAGAAAGGTCTGAGGTTCCGTTTAGAATTTCCGACACTTTCTCCAGGTTCCCTGGAACTGAGTAAAACTTCTCGAGACGATGTAGCACCCATTGTTCTTGGCTTTGAATTTGTTCCATATTTATTAGTTTGCGATCGCTACTTGAAAACGGGTTTTAATCGTGGTATCTTATTACATATAAGAAATGCAGGAGAAGATCGATTACTTGCTTACCAATTATGGAATTGATGATCAGCGCACCCAGGCATGGTTTACTAAGCGTGGTGAGATGCTTACTGCCTCTGAGATCTGGAAGTCGTTTGGCGATGCAACTGCGTCTGCCCGTCGCGAACTGATTCTGTCAAAGCTAACACCTCCTAAGAAGCAGGATGGGCAAGGTGTTGGTGCTCTAATTTGGGGTACACGTTTTGAACCGATCGCAAAGGAGATATACTGCCACACTGAAAAGGTCAAGTTGGTTGATTTGTCCTGTGTGCGGCATCCAGAGCATGCCTTTCTGGGCGCATCACCAGATGGGCTGATTCTGACATCAGATGAGCGCAATGGACGGCTGATCGAACTAAAGTGTCCTATTTCACGGCCATTCAATAACGACACTCCTGTGCCAGATGCATACTATCACCAAATGCAACTACAGATGGAATGTACTGGACTTGTAGAGTGTGATTATGTTGAGATGCAGTTTAAGACAATGAACTATTCTGAGTGGTCAACAGCTGAAGCAGAGTTTAAGTCATGCTTTGCGGTTGATACAGATGGCAATGTAAAGTATCGTCATATTACCGATCCTCGTACAGTTCACGATTGGCAGGTAGATATTCTTGAGAATCCTATGGAGTGGCAGATCTTATATTGGGTTCTGGTTCAGAAACGTCAGAAGCTCACACTAAAGGATCCTGATTGGATGCCATCTCACTTTCCAGAAATGAAAGCAACATGGGATGAGATTGTTCAGCATCGTGAAGCCGGCACAGTTCCCGCTATTAAAGATAAACCCATTTTAGTGCTGTAGCATTAAATTAACAAAATGAAGCTTGGCCTTTGTATGATCGTAAAGGATGAGAGTCATATTATTCATGAAGTTCTGCAGTCAACGCTTCCTCTGATCGATACATACTGCATTCTAGATACTGGTTCTACTGATAACACTATCCAGATCATCAATGATTTTTATGCAAAAACTGAAATCAAGGGTGAGGTTATTCAGAGTGACTGGAAGGGATTTGGTCCTTCTCGTTCTGAAGCTCTTAAGCTGTGTGACGGCAAGATGGACTACATTCTAATGATCGACGCAGATGATCTCATTGTTGCTCCTTCTGGTTGCAAAGAGTTTTTTCATAAGATTCTGGAAGAACACAAGCCAAATGGAGCTATTATTCAGATTAAGCGGGGAAACATAGATTATGCCAGAAATCAGATATTCAAGGCGTGCGATAATTGGCGCTATGTAGGAGCACTTCACGAGTATCCTACAAATGACAAGAAAGATAATAAGATGATCAAGCTTCCGCCTGAAATCTATATGATCGGCCGTACTCTTGGCAATCGTTCTAAGCAGGATGGAAACAAGTATCTGAAAGACGCAGAACTACTGCTAAAAGAAGTTGAAAAGGAGCCAGAGAATGACAGGTATGTCTTTTATCTGGCACAGTCATATCGTGATGGTGGAAATATTCCTGAAGCAATCAAGTGGTATAAGAAACGTGTAGAGATGGGCAAGTGGAAGGAAGAGCAGTGTGTTTCTGCTATGAATCTTGCTCGTCTTCTTCAGGATAAAGATTGGGCTTGGCGAGCACACGAGCTAAATCCTAAACGCAATGAATCGCTTGTTTGGTATGCATCATATTGCCGTGCAAAGAATCTTTTTACACATGATCTCTTAGCAATGATCATGTATGCTACCACGATCCCAAAGCCAACTGAACAGGTGCTTTTTGTAGAGAATGATATCTATGATTGGCGTATGTGGGACGAGCTATCGGTGATCGCATTTCATATGGGGCGGAAAGATGTTGCAAAAATGGCAGCAGCTCGTCTTTTAGCAGAGAACAAGTTTCCTCCTGAACAGCGTGCTAGAATCGAGACAAACATGAAGGCGGCGCTAAGTTAAGGAATGTAAGAATCCCATACATTAACGCGGAAAGGAGAAATCACGCCTTGAATAGGAGGAGCATCAAACCGTCCATCGGGTCTTACGGCATTTGTTCTTTGACTATATGATGAAACAGATGTTTCCTGAGTTCTTTCTACATTACGCTGATCGAGAAACTCCGGAACAAAGTGCTCTCTTGCCATAACGCCGAAGACAATAAGAATAGCAAAACCTAGGGCTAACCATACTGGGAGTTTGTTATACCAACTCATTTATATGATTAAAACGGAAAGAGTTTTCATCTATATCAACAAGAAACAAGAATGGAGGATCGCGCTATCGAAGTTATTAAGAGCATGCTTGTTCTCCGGAACATTAAGATCGACGCAGTAGATTCACTTGGTTCGCCAATTGATGAAACGCGCATGTTTAATATTGGTGGAGTTCTGATCATCTTTAGCGAGAAGGGACGTATGACTGAGAATATTCTGCAGTCATATATCACATTTTCCGAAGACAACAACTATACGCATGGTACAATTGTTGTATCTATTGTAGAGCCGTCAGAGAATGTACTTGCCTTTGTGCGCGATCACAATAATGATACCAGGAAGCCTCTCTTCCAGGTGTTTGAGATTCGTCGCCTTCAATTCAATATCACTACACACCGTCGGTTCCCACCTCATCGAATCATTAGTAAGGATGAGCTGGCCGTGCTAGAGAAGAAGTTCAATATTACTGATCCCAAAAAACAGCTTCCCTGGATTGACTCAGAGGATCCTGGTGCAAAGTGGATTGGTGCTCGATCAGGAGATGTGGTTGAGATTCAGCGATTCTCAGAGTCTGCTGGAGATAGCACATACCACAGATATTGTGCTGGCAATGTTCTTCAAACCTAAACATAAATGGAAGGAACATTCGACTCTGCTAAGAATCAATATAAATCAAACTATGTTCAGTATTTTTTAACCAAGGAGCCAAAGTACAAAACTGCCTACGAGACTGCTCAGAAAACTATGGATTCAATTCTGGAAAAGGCACCTACACGGGGAGAAGAGCCGGAAAAGTTAAAGCCTACACAGGAGAGATCCTATAAAATTTTTCGTCAGGAAAGTTCAGGTCCGACAAGTCTCCCGAGTCAGACGTGGAAGTATTGGACACTAGGTTCTCTGCTGCTTGTGACAGCTGGCTTAGGGATGTTTTAAAAATAAGAACCAGTATGATCACAATTCCTCCAAGTAAAATTCCGAGCCAGATATTGAATTGAGAATCAAGATTGTTGAGCTCAATCTTCTCTCTGTTTAAAATATTCTGTAAGGCAGCAGATTTGTCAGATGCTGATTGGATAGCCTCAAACTCTTTTTGATACCGGATGATATCAGCAGTCAATTCTGATATCAGCGCAGGGTCAAACTTACCTCTAGAACTTTGTACAAACTCTCTGACATGTTGGGCAAGTCCGGAATTTGTACTCAGAATTTGTTTCACTAACTCTGCTTGTTTCCCCGGATCGGTCTCATACACTGCCTGCGTTAAAAGCTGAGAATATGTACTTTTTAGATCAGAATATTCCTTGCGAAATTTCTTCAATTCAGACGCTCGATCCTTTTGATACTGGCTGATGTCCATTACTTTTTATGGTGGTATAATAAATGTCTAACGTCAACTCAGATGGTAAATTTGGTAGATCAATGGATTACTCCCA